GAATAAAAAATAGAAAAATAATAGGTAATATGATAGATTTATTACTAGAAGTACAAATTTTGATTATTACCTATTTTATATACAAGGTATATTTAAAAGATTTAATACAAAAAAAATGAGACAACACATAACAACTAGAAAAAGAATGCTTAGACCTGTTAGAAGATGTAAAACAGGATGTTAGCTTCTTAAAAATTAACTTGGGGGTGGTGTAAAATTTTATTATATTATAATATATGGTTTTATACAAATATTCATATCAATCCCACGATGAGGAAAAAGTATTGGTTAAAAGTATATTAGAAGGAAATTCTAAGGATTTTGAGCCTCTATTTCATAAATATAAAGGTATTTTCTTTTCAAATTTGATGAAATGGTATCCCAATTATTATTCAGAACAAGAAGGATTAGACATGTCTATGGAATTTTTGGGGATGATATTTACAAAACTTTATAAGTATAATCCTAAAAAATCTGTTTTTGGTACTTGGATTACTAATTGTATGAGGAATTTCATGATAGGGCATTATAGAAAACATAATAAAAAAAGTGCTATTAAATGTAAATCCTTTGAAGAAATGTTTATTGTAGATAAAGAGGGGAAAACTAGTAACTTTGATATACCTGTTGAAGAAAATGCTATTAAATTTATTGAGATAAAAAGATATGGAGAATTAATTATGGAAATAATGGAATGTCTCGACCCATTAGAATATATAATTGTTTCCGAGTTGTTTTTTAAAGGAAGATCTAAAAAAGAGGTTTCAAAACTTGTAGGTTTAAAAAGAACTACTTTAGATTATAGAATAAAACGTATGAGGAAGAAAATAGAGAAATATAAACCCTTTTGATTTTATGATAGAATTGTTATTGTTAATTGTTGCTGTCATTTTGCTTTATCTATTACTCCCCATTGTCGCTGTTTTTATGATATTGAAATATATTTTTACATTCGACAAAAGAATATTAATTGTTTGGTTTTATAGAACTGCTAGGGCTATTGATGTGTTTGCTAATGTTAATGGCGCCGAATTTTTTAATGCTATTTTTATTATTGATAAAGGATATAGATTTGGCAACCCCCAAGAAACCATCTCTTCCGTTATTGGAAAAAATCAAAGAGATGATACTTTATCATTAGCAGGTAAATCTCTACGTTGGATGTTAGATCAAATATCCCCTTACCATTGTTTGAATTCTATTAATGAGAATGCTACTAACACCAAAAAAGATACGCATTAGTTAGCATTTTAAGCGCGTTTACAACATTATTATATTATATTGGCATATATCGTGGGTATTCATTAATATGCGTTGATTACCCAATAAAAGTAATTCACCTTCTCTTGTCTTTCCTGCGCAGGAGACTTGGAGTCCGCAGGGAGGGTTCGTATATTTACGACGTAAATAAAAAGTTAAATAAATAAATAAATAAAAAAGTTATGTTAGATTTAGAAAAAAAAGAGTATTTAAGTAAAGAAAATGTTAAAAGTTTAGCACCTAGTGTTTTTTCAGAAAAACCATCAAAAGAGGTGTCAAAACATTATGTTCACATTCCAACTGAAAGGGTGATAGACGACATGGAAGTTTTAGGGTGGAAAGTTGTTGATGCAAAAGAGGTTAAAGCAAGAACATCAGGAACTATAGGTTTTCAAAAACACCTGTTAGTTTTTAGAAATGAGGAAATTGTAATAAATGGTGAAGATGGAGATACGGTTTTCCCACAAATATTATTAACAAATAGTCATGATGCTAAAAATGCATTTACATTTACTGCGGGATTATTTAGAATGGTTTGTGAAAATGGATTAGTAATTAGTACTAAAGAGTTCGGATCAGTTAGAGTTAGACATATGGGTTATGATTTTGAAAAAGTTCAAGAAACAATAAAGGAAATTGTTGAACAATTACCATTAACTGTTGAGTCAATGAATAAAATGAAAGAAACAGAATTAAATCAGGAAAAAGCAGTTGATTTTGCTAAAAAAGCTTTAAATACAAGATTCACAAAAGATGAATTAAAAAGAATTAAAATTGATGTTTTAGAATTATTGCAACCGGTTCGTGAAGAAGATAAAGGATCTGATTTATGGTCAATATTTAATGTTGTTCAAGAAAAAATAATTGAAGGAGATTTTGATTATAGAGCAGGTGGTAAAGAAAGAAAAGCTAGAGAGATTAAAAACTTTAAACAAGATATTAAGGTAAATGAAGAATTGTTCAGTTTAGCATTAGAATATGTTTCTTAAAATGTTAATTTAATAAATAGTATAAGCTCCCAATGGGAGCTTTTTTATTCTTAAGATAATTTGATATGTTAAAATAGAGTTTTGATATTTATGAGTATGGACATTAATCGTATATTTAATCTATTTAATGGAGAAGGGGGAGATCAATTTAAATCTAAATCAGGAGATTTTGATGGTGAGTTTAATTTTGATGAATTTAAAGATACCCCTCCTTATCAAATTGGAATGTTTGAGAAGATGATTCTGAATCATATTAATGTTAGAAACCAAGTTGTTAAACTATTTCAAAAATCAAACGAAGAGTTTAATCTTCATGAAATTGAAAAAGCTGGAGAGTTTATGGCTTATAATAGAGCTTGGGAGTATATTAAAGGTTGTGATTTGGATGACCAATGTTGGAGGGAAAGTTTATTATTAAGAGATAATAAGTATTTTACTTCTTCATTAGAATCTGCAATTAATTATTTTGAGGGTTATGAAGAATATGAAAAATGCGCCTTTCTCAATAAAATTGTACTTTTTCTTAAAGATAATTTGGCTCCCGAATCCTAGATTAGTATATTATGGATACGGGTTTGTTAGAAACCCTAAAAACGATAAAATGAAAAAACGTGACCCGGTGACCCGGTGATAAGGTTGATACCAAGGGTTACAAATTATAAACAATTATGAGAAATAAACAATTAGTAAAAAACCGCCTCCAGACATTAAGTGGGTTATTAAAAAAATTAGATATGAACATTCATAGAGGTGGAAGTAGGAGTGAAATAAACTCAACACAAAGGGAGATTCAACAAGTAATTCAGGATATAAATGATATTATAGAAAGAGAGTAATATGAATTTAACAGCAGAACAAATTCAATCAAATTGGAAGTTATTTTTAGGTTATATTAATACCTATATCTCAGACCCTAGAAGGGATAAACTTATAAAATTTTATAAAAAACATGAAGAAGAAATCATTATGATGCCCGCTTCTCATAAAAAGGCATACCATAATGCTTTTCCAGGTGGTTATGTTGATCATGTTAATCGTGTAATTGAAGGGGCCTTAGAAATAAATAAAGTATGGTTACGATTTGGAGCAGAAAAAAATTATACTACTGAAGAACTTGTATTTTCTGCTGTTAATCATGATTTGGGGAAATTAGGAGATGAAGATAATTACGCCCACCAGCCCTCAACAGATGAATGGAGGAAAAAGAACCTAGGTGAAATGTATAAATTTAATGATGCTTTAGCTTATATGTCAGTTCCAGAAAGATCTATTAAATTATTAGTAGACAATGATATTAAATTAACACAAAATGAGTGGTTATCTATCAGATTACATGATGGGTTATATGATCCAGCAAATGAACCCTATTTAAAAAATTGGATGCCTGAGTTAAAACCTCGAACTTCCCTCATATTTATAATTCATCAAGCAGATTTAATGGCATCAAGAATAGAATTTGAAAAAGAATGGCTACCCAAATTTGGTAAAGATGATAAACCTAAAAACAATTTCAAAGTAAACAACCCTAAAACTTCTACAAAAACTAAAGCATTAAGTTCAATTAAAAGTGAGGGATTAAAAAGTATGTTAGATAACTTATGATTATTATAATTACAATTTCCGTTTTATCAGTTTTAGTTGTAATATTTGGATTTACGACTTTAAACCTCCTGAGAAAAAATGAAAAACAAGAAGATGTTTTAGTTGGTTATCTTGAATACTTAGATAGACTTTCAAAAGTTATAGAAGCATCAGATAAAAAATTAAAAGAAATTGACCATAGTGGGGTTTTTAAATCTGATGATGAAGTAGGTCATTTCTTCAATTCAGTACAAGAAATTCAAAAAATATTAAATGATTTTAAAGTAAAAAGATTCAAGTGATTGTGGCTAAAAAACGAAGACCCAAATCTAAAAACTACTTCACTAAGGATACTGAAGCAGCAATAGTTAGATATAATAATGAACCTAACTCTGAGGTTAGGAGTGATATCTACAGAGATGAAATTCATTATCCTTTTTTCAAATTAACAGAAAACATAATTCATACATTTAAGTTTTATTATACTGAAGTAGACCAAATAGAACATTTACAACATGAAATAATTACATTCCTACTTACTAAAATGCACCTATTCAACCCAGCTAAAGGGGCTAAGGCCTATTCATATTTTGGTACTATAGTTAAAAATTGGTTAATAATATATAATAATAAAAATTATAAAAAAAGATTAAAATCTGCTCCCGTAGATGATTTATATAAGGATGAAACATATTCTTATAATTTAGAGGATGAAAGAGTAACTGATACCCTTTCAAATTTTATAGATTATTATATTGAGTATGTTGAAGAAAATTTTGATGTGTTTTTTCCTAAAGGTAATGATGATAAAATAGCAGATGCTATATTGGAATTATTTAGAAAAAGAGAAAGTATAGAAATATTTAATAAAAAAGCATTATACATTTATATTAGAGAAATAATGGCTACTAATGGGTTAGAAGTAAAAACACCTAAAATAACAAAAATAGCAAATAGGTTATATGATTTATTCAAAGATAATTATATATTTTATTTAGAGACAGGGTATATTAATTTTGAAAAGAATTAATTTCTCATATTTATTACCAACAAAATACCCTTAAATATGAGCCATTTAGATAAAAAAGTATTTGGGAAAAAAACATACTCAAATTTACTAAAAGAAATTTACGATAATCAAAAGAAAAAAGAGGATCAAATTACCGCTTTAATTTCTGAATTAAAACCCTTAGTCCAAGATATAGGGGATGCTACCTTAATAGTACCTTTAATTAAAGAATATATGGAATTAGGTCTTAAAAATGATGAAGCGCTCATAAAAGTAGCTACTATATTTCAAAGAATATTTGCTAATGAGGGTAATGAAGATAATGGGTTTGGTATTTCTGAAGAGGAAAAGGAACAACTTTTAAATGATATTAAGAGTTTACAATTACCACCTAAAAAAGAAGATGAAAAATAATGGGTTTTAATAAAGGAATATCTGCTAATGTTAATATTTCATCAGGAAATAATAACCCATCATCACCACAAACCACAACTAAGGAATCCTATCAAGTAGGGAGAGTTTTGGATATTATATTAGATGGGAATTATCCTGAAATTGAAAAATATGGGGGTTTAAATGGTATAGGAACTATTAAGTTTGAATCCATAAATTCTCCATCACCAAATTCAGGGGTTGCAAAACCTCTAATCCCACAAGATTCTTCATTCCCCCTAGTTAATGAGTTAGTGTTAATTTTTAAATTACCTAATAATAACATAGGTAGAACTAATTCTTCAACTTCTTCATATTATATTAATATGATAAGCTTATGGAATCACCCCCACCATAATGCCTATCCTAATCCTAAAGAGGGAAAAAGATTAAAAAGGAGTACAATACGAGATTATAAATCAACTGAATCGGGTTCTGTAAGAAGAGTTGGAGAAAGGAATAGTAATC